GTTTGACGAATCAGATATAAACATTCTTTTTGGCAAGCAAGAAGAAGATCAAAAACTGATTGATGAGCAAATCATTGCAGAAGAATACACCTCCGATACATTCAGGGAAGCTAAGAAAAAAAGCAGGGAAAAAGCAAAGGCAGATAATGAAAACGGAGTATCATACAACCTTTCTGAATCCGATTATGTTATTCAGATAGTATTTCCTAATAACCATGAAAAACACGAATTCATGCGGAAAATCCGCAAGCCAGAAAAAGAGACGCATATTAAAAGCTCTATTTTACTGGATATATATAACCATGTATATGATATATCAGTATTTGGAAGTAAACAATGTTAAAAATGATTTACAAATGCTTAAAATGCCCAGTTGAATATATAGACGATTTTAAGGTTGACCATGATAAAAGATGTCCAAAATGCGGGTCAAAAGATATGAAAATAAGATTATGGGATCAAAAATGGGTAGCCTCAAAACCATAAACATGCTTAAAACCCTTTCATATCGTATACATATACTAAGTATGTATAAACGAATTGTCTTTTAGTGAAACTAATATAATAACTAAAAGAAATGGCAAATCACAATCCAAAAGGTAATAGATACACCTCTGAAAACCAGCCCAGAAAAAGAGGGCGTAAAAAAAGCGTATTCGGGCCGCTGGAAAAAGAAAATAACCTGTCCCTTGATGACGTGCGGAAAGTCTATAAAAACATCCTTATCGCGCGTAATTTTTCAGAGCTTGACAAGGTAAAAGAAAAGTACCCGTCTTTAATTACTGAAATGACGATAGATATGCTCAAACAGGACAAGGTTGGTAGATTAACCGGCAGAAAACAAAAGATAACCTACAGAGACAAAGAATCGGGGGAAGACGTATCTAAAGAGGTTGACGAAAGGGTTAAATCCTATGAAACAGTCCAATACATGTTAGACCGAATTTACGGCACCCCAACAAAAATTGATCTTGATATTGCCGGAAGCATTGTATATACCGATGAATTAACCCGTGAAGAAAACGATAAACGTATTCTGGAATTAATGCGCGATTTAGGCTATGAGCAGGGAAAAACAGAATGAACTCCGCAAACGCCTGGAGCGAAAAGCGCGTGAAAAAGTCTCACCCAAAATGGAGCGTTTCCGAGAACCGTTTCGTATTAAAATAGCTCACGGAGGGAGAGGAGCGGGAGCTAAAAGCTGGTCAGCCGTTTCCTTGATCGCGCAATTTGCGCAATATGGAAAATTACGAATCTGTTGTTTCAGGGAAATCCAGAAATCACTGGAAGAATCGTCTTACCGGCTCATGGTTGATACCATTATCCGATTAGGCTATCCCGGATGGAAAATAACCAGAGAATATCTCGAATCCCCATCGGGTTCCCGTATTATTTTTAGGGGCTTGGCCGACATGAGGGCCGCTGACCAAATGAAGTCCCTTGAAGGGTATGATATATTCTGGCTGGAAGAAGCGAGCGCCATATCCAAGGAATCATTGACGGTTCTATTGCCAACCCTCCGTAAACCCGGATCAGAGTTATGGGCAACCCTTAACCGGGACGCGGAAAAAGACCCTATCATCGCAGAGTATTGGGATTCATCGAGAACAGATGTTTTAAGAATAGAACTGGAAGAAGGAAAAATTGATAACCCCTGGTTTCCCGATGTATTAGAGCGGGAACGAATCACCGCTTATCAAGACAACCCGGATGAAGCCATGCACGTATGGGGAGGCAAACCAAGGGTACAGGGCGATAACGCTGTTTTATCAAGAGTGGAAATAAGAAAGGCGATGGAAAGGAAAACCGTTGAAACGGAACCTGACGAAATCGGGGTTGACGTGGCGCGGTTCGGGAACGATAAAACGGAAATGTACAGACGGAAAGGCGCGAAAGTAGTAGCGCATCAATCATGTACCAAAAAAGACACGGTATACGTCGCTAATGTTGCGTGGGACATGGCGGGGAGAGATTGCGATGTCGTGATCAAGGTAGACGATACCGGTGTTGGCGGAGGTGTTACGGACAACCTGAGAAGGCTGGGGGCGAATGTGGTTCCGGTCAATTTCCACGGTTCTCCCAGGGACAAGGTTAAATATACCACTGTAGCGGATGAAATGTGGTTTGAGCTTCCGATAGTCGAGATTGGGATACCCGATGATCCGCAGCTTATGGAAGAACTGGCTGGTAGAAAGTATATCTATGATAAAATAGGCCGGAGAAAAGTGGAACCAAAAGAGGAATTCAGAAAAAGGTACAGGAGATCGCCTGATAAAGCGGATGCCCTGTTGTTGTGTTATTACACTGGGTATCACCGGGAATCGGGATCAAGCGTCGGGGAAGCGGAAATTGAGTGGAGTTAAACAGGTTTTTTCCTTGGCCTACCTCTTGACGGCGTTTTTTTAAGTATTTCTAGTGTATCCATAGGGTAAATATATTCAGAAACAAGCGGTTTAATTTTGGCAACCAAAAGCCTTTGTCTTACGGTTACAGGCTTAATATTAAGTATTTTGGACAATTCCGAAATTGTATAACCCTTCACATTCACCTTCTAATAATCGGCATAATATCTAACTTTATGTATGATTTTCTATTGACTATTTTTCTAACATAATGTTAGAATATATAAAATATTGATGGAGGTCTATATGGAAAAAGGCTTAAAAAAACTGGTTAAGATTGTGGTAATTGCCATAGGCGCGGTTATTGTCTTTCTTATTTTCAACCCATTAGCGTGTGTAGGAACTACGGAGAGAGGTGTCCGCACGCTGTTCGGAGCGGTACAAGGCAATGACGTGTTAATGCCCGGAATCACGATCAAAGCGCCATTAGTCGGCGGAGTTATTAAACGGAGTATCACTCCCAATGAAACAAAGATAGAAATGAAGCTCAACCGTAATGCCGCCGTATCATCTGATACTCAGGAAATTGGCGTAAAGTCCAGTATATTTTGGCGTTATGATGAAAACAAAATCAGCGATATCGTCAGAAATTATCAACGTTCAAGCATTGATGAAATCCTATTGAGGAATACCGTACAAGAATTAAGGGCGGTTATTGGGGAATACTCTGTTTTTGATTTGGCGCACAATACAGCCGTCATCGCTGACAAGGCTTTAGCCGCCACATCTGGAAAAGTGATTCATTTGCCTATCGTAATAATTGATATGATGATTGAGGATTTTGACTGGTCTGCCGAAGTAGACAGGATTGTAGAACAAAAAATCGCGGCCATGGCATCTGTTGAAAAAGCCGCCGCTGAAGCGGATAGAGCCGAACAAGAGCAACGCAGACTTTCGATAGAGGCAGAGGCGCAAGCAAGGGCAGATGTAGCAAGAGCCGAAGGGCGATTGCGAGCCGCTCAATTAGACGCGGACGCTAAAAGAGCCGAAGGTCAGGCTATAGCTGATTATAATCGTTTGGTATCAGTCAATATGGCTCAGGAAATACGTTTCAGGGAATTGGAGATACAACTTGAAAGAGCGAAACGATGGAATGGAAACGAGATACCTACTTATCTACCGTTAAATCCCGCGGGTGGCATTGTAACGCTTCCGTCTAGGTAACATCATGCCCTGCTCTTAACTGGGCAGGGTTGCTAATCAATAAAAACAAATAGGAGTATTAAAATGGAAATAGAACACAAATATCAATTTAGTGATGGTTGGGCTTTAATTGCTTATGAAAACGACATAGTAACTGTAACGGATGATATGGGCTTATTTGTAAAATTTAAATATCCAAAAGAATGTCTAAATAATCAAAATATAGATGAAGTATTATCACTTTTATCTTTAACCGTTGGTTGTATAATCTCAAAAATTGACGCTATAAGAATGATACATAAACATCTTGTGGAAAAAATGGAAGTAATTGAATATAAAATTGCGCCGCTTGAAAGCGAGAAATCAGTTAATCAATAAACTTACCTACAGAGGGGGAGAGAAATGGAAGAATTAAAACCATGCAAGAGATGTGGAAATATTTTTGTAGAATCTTATCGCTGTTTACTTGGCTATAGTGTGCAGTGCAGAGAGTGTGGATATTACTTAAAGAAACGGGAAGAAACCAGGCACAAGCAATCACCGCATGGAATAACCGTGTTTAATCCAATTATGAGTTAGGAGAGTGTATATGATCAAAGCAATTAAGCTCTTTCTGTTAAAACGCAGGATAGGGTATAGAAAAGCCATTGATAATAATAGATGCTGGAATTGCTTTGCTTTCAACGGAATTTGCGACAGGTATAAAATAGCCGCTCGTTATTTTTTTACCTGCAATCACTTTGTACCCAAAAACTACAATCGAACTATTTCCGAAAAGGAAAAGGTTGAAATTGAAAGAGTAAAAAACACATTTGAAACATTACTTGGCGGTTTTGATAAATTGATTGGAGGGAAAATATGAAATGTGCCAATTGCAATAAAACAATTAAAGAAAGCGAAATTTACTTTAATGGTTCACCCGATACATTATATGGGCAAAAGTATTGTGAAAAATGCGATTTTGGCGGCAATGGCAATGTGCGGGTAATAAATGGACTGGAGGGGAAAAATGACAGAAGTAAAACTAAAACTTAACTGCAAAAAAACAACCTGCTATAAATGCCGGTTAATTCATTACCACATGATGTGGGGAGAGACTTGTTTTTACTTCTTCAAAAAATTGCAGAAAAAAGGCAGGTCATTATTGCGATTAAAAGAGTGTATGGAATTGGAAAAACAATAAAAACATATTTGGGAGGGATTTATGGAACAATTAAGTAAAAGGCAGCAGGAGGTCTACGATTACATTTCGTGGTACAACGACAAAATGGGGATTTGCCCCTCAATCGCTGATGTCGCGGAAGGGCTAAAGTTGTCGCATACAACTGTCGCGATCTATGTCGATGCCTTGAAGCAAAAGGGATGTGTAATATGTGATTACGGTATTCCGAGATCACTTCAAATCGCATCAAATGGAGTCGCGTTATGAAAGAAATAGCCACGCTAAAAAAAATTGAACAATCAAAACTGGCTATCAGGGAAGTAAAATCACTTGATGAAATCAAACAGGTTTTAGATCAAGGCGAAGCCCTGAAAGCGTACGCGAGATCAGCCCAAATGTCGGCAGAAATACAGGCTGACATCGCGGAATTGAACATGAGGGCAGCCCGCAGATTGGGTGAAATATCAAGAAATTTGGAAAAGGCTAAAGGCGGACACCCTTATCAAAACAAGTCTACTCTACCAAGCTCCGGTAGAGTAGAAACCAAAACCCAGACGCTTTTATCCGCCGGAATAGACATACGCCGCGCCAACGAAGCGGAAAAAATAGCGAAAATACCTGAAAAGGATTTTGAAACCAGAATAACCGAAGCGAAAGCCGCCGCCGAGAAAATCACCCAGTCACTTTTCACCGAAAAAGAGGTGAAGCGCGAGGAAAACTCAATGGCGTTTCAAAGGGTAAGGAAATACCGCAGAACCGGAATAAAACCCGATGGCTGGCGTGATTCTGATAATGATCTAGCAAAGGAATTTGACGCGAGGGACGCGAGGCTTGAAGCGTACTGGAAGGAACTGGCAAGGAAAAACGAAGCGACAGTTGGGTGTGATAAAGACCCGTTCATTAAAACAGTACAGGATTATCTTGACGGTATACAAGACAATGATCGTAAGTTGGCGATATGTAAAAACATAATGACCGTGTGCAGAAAAATACTTGCAGATTCGCAGAAAACCAATGGGTAAAAAATGCATAACTACCGTGAATTCACAATTGAAAGACAAGATTATTTTGATACTATAAAAGTACGAGTATATAAAACCGCTAGATCATTAAGAAAAGCGTGTGAAGAATTTACAGGTATAAAGGGCAGCCATTCTGAGACAGATGGGTCTTTCGCTTCTACCGTACCAAATAATCCAACAAATGCAGAAGGAAAAAAAGACAGATTTATGTTCGGTATAATTATGCTATGTGAACAATATATGGAAATGCAAATAATTGTCCATGAATGTATTCATGCAACATTTAAACATGAAAAAAATATCATTGGTTTTAGAGGCAATTATTCTAACGATGAACACGAAGAAAGATTCGGATATTATTATGAATGGCTATTACTAGAGGTTTTGAAAACGCTTAAAAAAGCGGGGTACAGGGTAAAAGTCCCGTAACCACCGTATACATATACTAAGTACATACTTCCGAATTGCACCCTCCTTATAACTGAGCATATAGTCAGATCATGCCAGTTAATACCCAAAGCAAAGAATACCAGAAATTTTCCCGCCAGTGGGCAATTGTCCGTGACTGCGTTGAAGGCCAGATAGCCATTAAAGACGCGGGAGAAACGTACCTTCCGCGCCCGGCAGGACAAAGCAAAAAAGACTACAGCAGTTATAAAGATCGCGCGGTGTTCTTTGACGGAACCAGCCGCACCGCCGAAGGATTGCACGGACACATATTCGCAAAAGACCCCGTACAGGAAGGCGAGGATATCATATCAGATGAATTCAAGGAATTGCTGAATAATGTTGACGCTTCCGGTACAAGCCTTGATGAATACATGTCAGGGACTACATGGGATTCATTACAGGCTCCATGGGGAGGTCATTTAGTTGACTATACTCAGATAGCTCCGGGTACATCACAGGCTGATAGCACAGGACGGGCGTATCTGAAATGGTACTCCGCTGAATCAGTTTATAATTGCCGTTATTCAGTTATTGGCGGCGCGAGAAAACTTACAAAGGTTGTGCTGCGTGAAGACATTGAAGAACAAGACCCGAAAGATGAATTTGAAACCAATATAACCGAAGCGTACCGAGTACTGTCTTTTGACGATCAAGGTAATTATATTCAGAGAGTATTTGTAAAAGACAAAAATGTACATAGCGGGTTTTCCGCAAGCGAACCCATATACCCAAAGATCAACGGGGAATCTCTTAACTTCATTCCGTTTTACACTTCTCCCGGAGAAGTCCCTGAAAAATCAATGTTACTCGGTCTCGCGTTTGAGAATATCGGCCATTATCAGAAAACCGCTGAATACGAAAACGGATTATTCCTTACCAGTGTTCCTACGCCTATCGCGGAAAACATGGAGGAACCTTACAAGGAAATTGAGGAAAAATATATTGACGAAAGCGGAGTTGAAAGAAAGAGAAAGAAAAAAGAACCGGTAAAAATGTCAATGGGCGGTTCTCAATTCAAATTTTTCTACCAAAGAAATAGCGATGGAAGTATAGCTGATGTCCGTGTCAAATTTCTGGAATTTTCCGGCGCGGGTATGGGGGAGCTTTTATCGGCGCTGAATGGATGCCTTGACCGTATGGCGAAACTGGGGATACAGGCTATCGGCGCGGAAAAGAAAGGCGTGGAAACCGCCGAAGTCGCGAAAATACACCGGGCATCCGAACACGGCGTACTTGGCGCATTTGCCCGAAGTTCAAGTAGTAAAATAACCGAAGCGGTTAGGTTCATGGCGAAATGGAACAGCATTGACGAAACAGAAGTAGATTCATGGTCATACCAGCTTAATACCGATTTTAATTATTCCGAGATTTCCGCGCAGATATTGTCGATTATGCACACGGCCCGGCAGTCAGATGAAATACCCAGAAGCGTCTGGTTCACCGCTTTGAAAAAACACGGGATGGTTCCGGAGAGTATGTCTTTCGATAATTTCCTTGCAGAAATTGAGAAAAGCAATACCGGCGGTCATGGGCCTGATGAACAAGCGGCGTAAGATAAATGGCGAAAGCGTATAACCGTGACAGTGGAGGCGGTGGAGGATCATCTGAATTAAGAGACATCTACATCCGACACGGGATTAACCTAACCCGCTACTCCACTCATCAGGCGAGAACCTTGCTGGAAATACTCGACACCTCCAATGCGCAGATACGCGGGATAATAACCAGATCAAAGTCGATTGAAACCAAAGAGAAGTATCGAAGGGTTGCAAAAGAAATACGCAGGGTATCAAACGAATTAAAAAAACAACTCAATGAACAGATTGAATCTGACTTCAAGGATCTTGCCGAAGTGGAAATACAATTCGTTGAAAATGCTTTCAGGAACATTGGATTGACAGCCGATTTTGAATTACCATCTCCGGCGAAAATATGGTCTGCCGCGAGTTTCGGGAATTATACCGCAGCAGCATCAAAAATGTATCCAAACAGAAAACAGGGCCATGAAACTTTTGAAAGCTATCTTGATGGATTGGGAGATAATGTATTCAAAGTATGGGACACCAATGTCCGCGCTGGCTATCTTGCCGGTCTCACCGCTAAACAAATAAACCGTGCTGTCCTTGGTTCTGTAAAAGACTTGGAAGTTGGGCAGATGCAGGCATTACGAAAATCACTTGAAACAAATACCAGAACAATGGTTTCGCATCTATGTGAAACCGCGAGAGCGGAAACTTACAAACAGAATAGCAGTTTATTCAGCGGTTATAGGTATATTGGAACATTAGACAGTCGTACCTGCCTTGTATGCGGATCGTTAGACGGCAAGGTATTTGAAACTATGGAAGAAGCGCCGAAACTACCCGCGCATCATAATTGCCGTTGCCTGTACGTTCCTGAGATAAAAGGCATGGAAGGTTTCGATGATGACGATGAGCGAGCTTCAGAGGATGGGCCGGTAAAAGCGAACATGACTTATGAGGAATGGCTTAAAACACAGCCCGATGATGTTGTGCGGGATATTTTAGGGCCGACACGGTTTGCGGCTTATAAAGAAGGTCTGAATATCGACTCCTTTATTTCTGATGGCAGTGTTTTAACGCTCCGGCAGTTAATGGAAAAAGAGGGGCTGGAATTATTCAGTCCAGAAATAGAAGGCAAATCATGGCAGGCGCGAAAAGCGTACTCTGATATACATGATACGCTGGCGAAACGAGATGACTATAAAGACGGAAGCAAATTTACAAATACAATCAGTGATGATCAAGTTAATAATCAGGCTTTATACCAAGAATTAGACAGGCTTCGTAAATTAGGAAAAGAAACAGGCGTAGAAAGATTATCTATTATGAATTATGATGGCGCTAATTTAGGCTCATGGAAAGGCACAAAAGATTCGATCAGCTTAACCAAAACCATCAAAGATAAATTGTCAAACGCTCCAGATAACACCCTTATTTGCCTGCATAATCACCCAAAATCAACAAGTTTTTCACTGGCAGATTTAGATGTAATGTGTAGTTATAATTCAATAAGGGAAATGAGGGTAATTGGGCATAACGGGACGGTCTATACTATGACAGTAGGGGAAGGGCAGCGGGTATCTTCTAAGGAGCTTGAAAAGTACAAGAATTCAATATATACTGAAATAAGACAGAATTTAGCTAAAAAGGCTACTTGGGGGATAAGGACTAATTATTACAGCGAAAGAAACAGGCTGATTGCCGATCATTTCGGTTGGTTATACAAAGAGGAGAAAATGAATGGATGATGATGTGATTATTTACGATGACGAACCCGATCCTCTTTCAATGAGCGAAGAAGAATATTTTAAGGCAAACGAAGAATACAACCGTAAAGTAAGAGAACAATCTGAAAAAATGAGAAACCATAAAAATAATTAATGGCTTGGTATTATGAAAAACAAGAAGAAGATCAAGCAATGGTCATTTACGGATATGGCCCTGAAACAAAAGAAGCAACCGGTCAGCTCATGTATAATAAAAACACCAAAGAAATAACCATTCTTAAAATAGCCGACAATGACACTCAATTTGGCGCTGATTGGGCGGCTGGTCATTTACTTGATGTTGTTAAAGACGGATACCCAGATAATAAAATAATTATGATCGGTTAACCTATTCCCCCATAAAACCAAATACCACAAACAGATCCCCTCCGCACAAACCTACTAAGTACATACTAACGAATTGCGTACCCTTTAATTTGATACTACATTTACTCAACAGCGAAACGAAGGAGAATTAATATGGCGGTATATTTTGATGGCGCTACTGACGGCAAGTGTCCCGTAAGAGAGTTGGCAGATGGAGATGATAAAGTTCAAGCGAGCTTTACCATTGACACCCCGGAGGACATAGCCAACTTACCTGGCTTGGATAAAATACGCGGCGGATCAACTGCTCTTGTTATCTCCACCAAACAGGTATATATGCTTGGTATAAATGGGTGGGTTGTATTATGAGCATTGACGTGAAAACCTTAGCCCTCGCCAATAATTATACTGATTCAGTCGTAATCCCCCAAAGCGGCCTACCCGTACCGGTTCCACGCAATTTCTTATCCCCGGATGTACAGAGCAGTCTTAATAAAGCCGATACCGAGCCGCAAGCCCGCGAGCAAGCCATAAACGCCAAGCAACAACAGATCAATGAGTTAAACGCCCAGATACAGAATACCAATCAGACGCTTTCTCAAACGGATCAGGCTCTATCAAATCTTAATGAAAGCGTTGTGGCTATAAATAACGATCTACAAAGAACCAATAAGTTCTTATGGGGAGATTCCGGAAACAACGGGGTAATTAAGAACCATGAAGGACGTATTAACTCGCTTGAGGAAAGCGGTGGAGGAGCAAAAGGAATACCAGGAACGTATACGCTGGGCGTTGATTTTACTTACGCTACTCTTGGCGTGTGGTGGGAAAATAATATCAACGGGAAAGAATTTGACGATAATGTTATGTTGGTATTCAACGAGTTACCGCCTATGCAACCACCAGGGTTGAAGATTGAAAATATACGGTTTACAAGACCAACGGCAAAATTAACCATAAAAAACACCGCCGTTTTCACAAGTTCACTGTTTTCATTAATTGAGATTAATAAAGTCGCTGGTATTATTGAATTGGATAATTTCCGGTGTTATGACGTTCGTATTAATAATACTTTTTTGGTAGAATGTTCCGGGAATATTACTTGTAATAAGTTTGAGGTTTTTAATGGAATATTAAAAGTAAATCCCGAAGCCGTTTTGGATTGCAATATTATTCTTGATAAAAGCAAACTCTTTATCGTTGGGACTTTTAATGGCTGGCAAATATTAAACAATGAAAGTCAGGTTATGATCGCGAATAACGCGGTTATAACAATACCTGAAATGACGATTGCGAATGATGGGACAAATTTCGCGGAGGGAATGGTAATTGATAATCGTCTGGGGAACCCGTTAGATACTTTCTTGCGTAGCGCGGAAATTGTGGAATATGCTAATTATTATCGTGGTTCCGATTTTGATAACGGAATAATCGACCTTCAAACCTTTTTAGCTATTTTTGTGAATGGGAGGACTTTTGGCAAGAACTTATTTATTGGTTTAAGTGGAACAGTTGAGGATAATAACGATTATTGCGGCATAAGTAACGTATCCTTTAATGATCCGTGTGGAGGCCTCTTTGTAGACCTTGGCGGAAATGTTAAAGCGGCCAGAGCGATAGAAATTGGAAACATCAAAGGAATTGTCTATGTTCAGGGTTATTGCCCTCCCGAAGTTTCCGTTTGTGATTATCTGGCGCTTATTAATTGTAATTGGGTTGATTTTCAAAACGCTAATATAACCGTTGATATACTTGAGCTTTACGGTACCGGAGCGGATGTCAAGCGGAATAATTTTATTGTCAATCAATATTTGGGAATTTACGTGGGGAGTACGCTTAACGCGCAGAGTGGAACTTTCACCGATACCTACATTGAAAGCTCAAAAATATGTATACCAGATAACTCAACCGCTATTTTCAATGGCGTGATTTGGAATGACGGTGGTATTATTATTGACGACAGGCAAGGCAATGAGTTTGACACATTTGTAAGGAAAACCACAGCCCAAACGCCGATAGACGCGCAGTATATTGACGGTTCAGATATTGATTATTTGATTACGCCCGGGTTTTATTATTCAGTTATTGTTGAAATAAACGATATTGCATTTGAACGTGTTGTCATTGATGTGCGAAGAGAATTGACCGGTCAACTATTGCAGAAAATTACCGGCATGTTCGGCGGTCGTATTTATTCTTTTGCGAGATACCGCAACAGAGGCGGTGGCGGCAACCCAGAATATTGGGGCGATTGGGATGATATGAACAGCGCAATTAATGGAGAGGAAACATGACTAAAGAAAAATGGGCTGGTATGAGCATAGGCAAAAGAATGGCTGTGTTGCACAGGGCGGGTTATTCTTCCAGGGAATCGCTTGGGCTTGTTAAAAAAGATGAACACCCAAAAGAACCGCCGAAAAAAGATTTACAGGCAACACAACAGGTTTGAAATGGATAATATACCGATTCAATATTTTTCTTTTGGCATCTTAATCGCTGCCATAGCGCAGATCATAATAATGATTAAGAAAAAATAAAGCGCGATTCCGGCATGGTTTTATAATTTTTCCCATGCGCTGTACCTCCTGCGGCTTATACGGAATCGCGCTTTATTTTTTAACCATCGTATATACCTACTAAGTATATACTTCCGAATTGCGCGAATTTATTTTTCACCTTATTTTTTTAATGTAGACATGAAGTATTGGCATGGACAGGAGTCCGCGCAGAAGCGTATATGTCAATTTGGAATGTTTGCATTTACCAGCGCAGGAGCGCGCCGCAGGAGCGGGGTAAATATCTATTTCTAAGGAGCATTAATATGCCACTAACAGCGGAATTCCTGGACGGAATTGAACAATTCAAAGCGATTGAGAATTTTGGCGAACTCAGGGATAAAATCCTTGCCGAACACGAATCAGAACTCACAGGCTTAAAACGCAACAATCTTGATCTGGTAAACGAAAGAAAAACATGGGATCAGGAAAAACTGACTTTTGCTGACGAGAAAAAGAAGCTGGAAGCGTCCATTAAAGACCTGGACGGAAAACTGAAAGCTGGCCTCCCTGATGAACAGCGCAAGCATTACGAAGCAAAACTGGAAACGGCCGAAAACAATTTTATTTCCCTTAACGCGGAACGTGATAAACAGCTCGCGGAAAAGGACGCGAAAATCACTGAATTGCTCAATGAAAAACACAAAACCATTTGCATGGCGGCATTTAATGATTTGGCTAACGCTGATGCCAGTATTTTCCCTGACGTAAAGGAAATACTACGAATAGCCTTCTTTGAAAAGCATAAGTATCAAGAAGTGGCAATACCCGGCGAAGGTATAAAGCTGCTTAATGACGCTACTTCAAAATCAATGAAGGATGATTTCGCGGAATTTATGAAAATAAACGGTAAGCGCTTCAGGGAAAACACAAACAATGGCGGCGGCAGCCCTGGATCAAGCGGGGTAAAACCCGGGCAAAACCTGATAACCCGCGCGCAGCTTGACGCTATGTCGAACGCGCAAAAAACAGAGTATTTCGATAAAGGCGGAAGACTCGTATCTTAATTTTTGGAAGGAGTATTAAAATGAATGGACTAAACGGACTTATACCTGTATTGTACGATGCTTTACAGGTAGTCGCACGTGAATTGGTTGGCGCTATACCGGCCACTTCAAGAAGCATGACCGCTGAGGCGGCGGCTGTCGGACAAACGGTGCGCGTACCCATTACGCCTCCGTCTCAGAATTCGGACGTAATACCGGGTACCATGCCGGTACTAAAAGGGACTGAATTTGGTTATCGCGATCTGGTCATCACTAAACAACGGAGATCGGAACCAATCGCGTGGACTGGCAATGAACAAGTCGAGGTCGGCGGACAGCTTAATCAAATGATCGTGAATCAATTCGCCCAAGGTATGCGTTCGCTCATTAATGAGGTTGAGCAGGATGTCTGTCTGGAACTGATTATGGGCGCAATTGAAGGCGGCAATATATACGGAACACCGGGAGTAACACCGTTCGCGACCGATTTAACCGATCTTGCTCAAGTGGCGAAAATACTTGACGATAACGGAAGTCCCCAGACCGGGAGGCAGTTGGTTATTAATACCAGCGCCGGAGCCGCGCTCAGGTCAAAACCGAACCTGCTTAGCGTCGCTCATTCAGGCGATAACAGTATGCTCCGCAGGGGCGTATTCGCCGATCTGGTCGGGTTCGCGACAAGGCAATCCGGCGGATTCAAGGTGGTCAGTCCGGGAACCGGAGCGGGCTATATAGTAAACAGCCCGGCAGCACAGGGAGATTCGGAAATAATTGTTGATACCGGTTCGGGAACAATAAACAAGGGCGCTATCATCACATTCGGTTCCAGCCCCGAAAAATACGTGGTCAGAGAAAATCTGCCGAGCGGCGGAACCATAATAAAAATAGCCGGGGTATTAAGAGCGGATGTCGCTGATAACGCCGCGGTTAATATCGGAGCCGCGTACCTCCCAAGCGCTGCGTTTACGCCTGACTCTATTTATTTGGCGACAAGGCTTATTGCGCTCCCAGAAGGTGGCGACAAAGCCGCAGATACCTATACTGTAACCGATGATATATCGGGCTTGTCGATTCAGGCGGCGCTCTATCAGGGATATTTACAGAACTTTGTCGAGCTAAGACTCGCGTGGGGACAGAAAGCGGTTAATCTGCATAACGTAGTCGCTTTACTGGGTTAATACTAAAGGGCTGTTATATAACAGCCCTTATTTGAAGGAGTTATTTATGGGAAAAACCATAACAATGCGGCATACCAATGGCCGCTTCGCCGATATTCACGACAGCACTGAAACCATCGCCCAGGCGCAACGGGACGGGTATCACGTCTGTACCGATGCAGAACTGGAAGCCTACGAAGCGTTGAACAAGGCAGATGCTCAATTAAACAATGACGTGCCTAAAAAAAGGGGAAGAAAAAAGGCTGATAATACAGCGGGAGCCACTGATGATTCCGATGCGGAACTGGAAGCTGCCGATAATCCAAACGGCGAATAAAACAACAGAGGTAAGCCATGTTCATACTTGAGGACGGTACCGGAATTATTGATTCCAACGCCTATGTCGATATTCCTTTTGTCGAGAACTATTTCATGGGTGACAGGCTTGCCCGGTTTAATGAATTATCTGATGACGATAAAAGCGCAGCTATTATTCTTGGTACGCAATTAGTTGATATTTCGTATGAGTGGATAGGTGATCGCAAGTCACTTGAACAAGGATTAAATTGGCCGCGTATTGACGCGGAGCTGTATGGTTTTACGCTTGACGGAATTCCCACAGCGGTTAAGAAAGCAGCTTGTGAGGCCGTATGGTTATCAATGACGGAGAGCAGTTTATTCAGTAACGAAAACAACAAGGAAGTGGCAAGTGAGCGGGTAGATGTGGTCAGTGTAAGTTATTTCAACCCGAAAGACATATCGAAAGATACCGTAACCAGATTTGAGATACTGGACAAAATACTCCGTGGTTTATTCCGTACCGAAGAAAAATCAAGCGGTTCAAGTGTTGGTTCTGCTCAGGTGGAGCGGGCTTAATGGGTATCAATTACATCGCGATGGCCGCAGCGGCAAAACGTTTGATCGGTTCAAACCGGGCTAAATGCGTTTTAATAAACCCTGTTGGAAACAAACCGGTATATGATCCCGTCACAAACGAATACGAAAAAGAAATTGAGAAACATGACGGCTATTGCATTATTTCAAATTATGAGGACAGGCTTGTTGACGGCACAGTGATTAAGGCTGGTGATCGTAAGATTGTTGCTGTTCTTTCCGGGGAACCGAAACCCGGATTATCCTCTCTTGAAGTCTACAACAAAGCCGGGAAATTAACAGATACCTATCATGTAATCAATAGTTCTCAGGTAAACCCAGATGCGAATACGGTAATTTTGTACCGGCTGCAATGCCGGAAATAAGAAGGTAGAAATATGAGCGCCAAAAACGCGAAATTGACTCGCAGGGTCGCTAAAAAAACCGCGAGACGCGAAGCCAAATTAATCGCCGAAACACAGATCAAGCAGCTTTTTGACGCTTCATTGGGAATGAGATTAAAATTCGCGTTACGGGTTATTTTCAAGAGGTAGTTATGGGATGGGATAAATCAACTACCAACCCATTAGAATGGACTGCAAAAATGCAGGACGCGCCTCGTGAAGCAATTAATATATTCGCGTTTGAGGTTTTCAAAAGGGTTGTTATGCGAACGCCTGTTGACACAGGACAGGCTCGTCAGAACTGGTTAGTGTCAATAAACGAAGAAGACAATAGCGTTTTAGGGGCAGATATAAAATATAAAAAAGTTAAAAAACGCAAGGGTGAAAAAGCGGGAAAAACCGTCAGGAAAAGAACGGTGAAACTGGAAAGAGGCGCATCCGCAACAATGGAACAAGGCCGTATGGCTATCGCTTTCGCGCAAGGCGATGACAAGATTCTTATGCAGAATAATTCACCTTACATAGGGGTATTGGAATATGGATGGTTTCCCAAAAACCCAAAGCGCGGCGGCGAGACTAAAAAAGGGCTTCCTAAGACGGAAGGCGGTTATTCATCACAAGCGCCACAAGGGATGGTTGGAATCGTAATGGCGAAAGCGGATCAACTCTGGAAAAAAGCTGTTCAAGTGGTAAAAGGTAATTTATGACCGACACGTACATCGAAAAAACTTTGATAAACGCTTTTTTAACTTTGAATGAAATATCCGGCGTTTCATATATTAACAAAGATGACAAAGATAATCCGCTTAACGTATCACTTCCAAACATACCATTTACCGAGCCCGATGACAAACGTTTCTTTGTACTCTCATTCTTACCAGATGATCCGGAACCTGCCGGGATGGGGGTAAACGCGGAAAACCGCTGGACAGGGATTTTACAAATTGACATCATGGTTCCGCTCGGAGCCGGTATGAGTGAAACCGAAATGAAATATGATTGGATAACCAAGCTGTTTCAGCGCGGCAAGTCTTTTAACGAAATAATGATAAATCGAACCTATCGCGCTACTCATGGAGCGGAATTAGCATATTACCGAACAATTGTACGAGTAGAATTTACCGCCTCGCTTCCAAAATAGAACATCGTATACACGTACTAAGTATATATTACCGAATTGCGGTTGAATTAAAACCGCTTTAATCTTTTACCAGAAACCATTTACAAGGAGTTATGTATGAGTTGGAAAACTGCACCGAATACTAATATGTACCTGACGCAAGAAAACGCCGATGGATCATTGCCTGTATCCCCTTCATTGCAGGCAATGAATTGGGTATCAAGTTCATTGGAAGGGTCGTATGAGACCATCGAATCAGATACCAAACTGCCGGGACGGAACCCGGCGAAAGATCATCGGGGTACCGATTCAAATGCCGGTGACTTTGTAGCGAATTTTAGATCGCTTGAATATGACAAACTTTTGGAAGCGGTACTGTGCAGCGAAGAAGGGTTTGTCTTAAATCCCGCTTTATCTGACACTGAATACAATGTGTATGAGGTAATACCCGGAAACAAACAGCGGTCATTTGCATTGCTTAAAGAGTACACCCAGGAACCGAAGCTGTGGCAGCTTTTCAAAGGATTACAAGTCAACACTCTTAATATCTCATTCACCATCGGAGCGTTGATCAAGCTCACGTTCGGGCTTATGGGCGCGAACAACCCGAAACTGGAATCTATTCCGCCAGTCAGCCTCGCCAATAAGCTCCCGGCGATTACCACCGAGGAATTCATTACCCTTGTCGGGAACTGGAAATTCAAGGGGCCGAATGACCCGGTTCCGGTAGAGTACATAGACGGTGTTGATATTACGCTGGAATTGAACAATAACATGACCGATTTACCGGCGTTATTCCAGCCGGAATCAATTGACAAATCACTGGGTATGCTCAATATCACCGGGACAATCAATGAATACGTCAAGGACGGCAAGTTGTACAATCTGGCGAAACAAGGTGAGGGAGGAGAGTTGTATATCACCGTCCGAAGCGATAAAGACGACATTGAATATGAATTTATCCTTAACATCAGTTTTAACAATTCAACCATGAGTGGTGATACCCAGCTTCAATACGCGCTGCCGTTTTCAACGTATGGTGAGGATCGTTTTATGATCCGCAAAAAAGTACCGGCGCTCGCACCGTAAGGAGGGATGTATGGAATTAGACAATTTAGTAACGCAGGATATGGCTAATGAGGGAGTGTGGACACCGGTAGTACTGTACGGCAAGCCAGCAGATTTTGACCTGCTTATACTTGGAGACGATTCTGACACAGTACAACGATATGGTCGCAAAGCAATGAAAAAGCTGAAAAGGGTCATGGGAAAAAACGAAGCTGAATTTGACGATGAAACCATTGATGAGTTGGCGGATTCAAATGACGAAGCAGTCATTATTCGTATCGCTGGTATACGCGGGTGGAAAGTCGAACGAAAAGGAGCAAAGGAAACCGGCAGGGAGCCGGAGCCGGTTATGTTGAGCGGGGCAGAACTCAAAAACGATCAGGCTTCGTACAAACTGTTGATCTCAAAAATACCGGCGATTAAAGAATTTGTACTGAGGGTTTCGGGGGCCAGAACCAATTTTTTATCGAAGCCGAGCGGGAATTAGAGCAGGCGGTAAAACGCTTCTTTTTCCTGCACACGGATCGAACCAGAAAGACGGGGAATAAAATTGAACATTACAACTACTTTGACGAGCGGAAGCATATTATCAAAGCGATTGGATATGAGCGATGGAAACAAACAGGCCAGGCCGAAAGGTTTGGCGATATTCCCCCTCCTGTGTGCTTCACCGATATTTTTGGCGTGTTTCTTGATATTTATTATTTGTGTCCCAATGGCGTTACTTATCCAGATATTCAAGCATATTGTTCTTCGTCTCAAAACACTTTATCTGTCTATGAAGTTAGCCTCATTAGAAAAATGTGTTCTTGGGCGGCTGGAGAAGTCAACGATGCCTGGCGCGAAAGCCACTGAGGAGGAGTCATGCCGGATATAAGCAGGTTAGTTATAGAAGTTGACTCAAAGGGAGTAGTGACTGCCACAGGGAACCTAGAAAATTTCGTCAAGGCAGGAAAAGGTGCGGGAAAAGACACCGATGATCTTGCGAAAAAAATGGGCGCATTGCAGTTGGTTGTTGGAAGGCTACCCGGACCACTAAAACATGTAGCGGCTGGATTAATGGGGCTGGTATCACCTGCCCATGCGGTTATTGGCGTGTTACTAGAAATAGGCGATGCCGCGGTAAGATTTGTAAAAGAATCGATTGAAGCGTATCAAAATCAGGAGGTACAACTTATAAGACTGGGAGCCGTACTGGAGGCAACCGGAGCAAAAGCGTGGACAACGAATAAAGAACTATCCGATCACGCGAAGTCGCTGCAAGCGTCAACGGGCAGATCGGCGAATGAAATAATGCAGATGCAATCGGTGCTATTAGGATACACCGACATTACCGGAGAAAATTTTGAAAGATTAACCCGAAACATGATTGATATGGCCGATGTCATGGGAGGGAGTTTAGTCAGTTCTGCCAACGCTTTTGGAAATGCTCTTGATAATCCATCGCAGTCATTGGGCGCGTTATCACGGTACGGATTCAAATTTACCGAAGAACAAAAAAGAATGATAAAAACATTGGAAGAAGCAAATGATTTAATGGGAGCGCAAGTCATTATTCTTGAAAGCATGGAAAAAGCCTTTGGAGGCGCTGCTGAGGCAACGGGTAACAGTATTGACGGGCTAAAAAGAAAAGTCGCTGCGTTAAAACAAGAATACAAAGCGCTTTGGGCAGAATTTTATAATATTCCTGATATTGCAAAAAGTTTTTTAGAAGCGAAAGCCGCATTTCATTCAGTGGATATCGAAAGAATGAATCACAATCTTGAGGCGAAAAGACTACACGAGCTAAGAAAAGAAGGGCTTGAAACAGGACTTGATGAATACAACATGGCAAAAAAGAAACTTGATTTATTAAAATCATTCGAAGAATATAGTAAAAATAAACTTGCTAATCTACTTTTTGGTGATTTTACAAAAAATATAATTGCATTGGAACTAAAATCAGACGAGCTCAATGCTACTATTGAAAAATATCAGCCATTAGTAGATCTGCACAATGAATTAGTCGAAAAACAAAGAAAATATAATGAGATGCTTGCAAATAGCGGAAAAGAATATGATAATTTACAATCTAAAATCGAAGCAACATATGCGAAAACAATAGAAGGCCAAAAAAAAGCAATTGAAAATGAAATCGCATGGTGGAGAGCCGAGCAAAACAGAAAGCGTTATGTTGATGAATATAAATATGATGGCAGTGAATTAAGAATCGTTGGTCAAAATCAAATCGGCATTGAACAAGAAGAATTTGACAAAATTGAAACAATTATAGAAATGCTTGTCAATAACCTTAATAAATCCGCAAATAACGCAGTTAAAACAACACTTCTGAATTGGCAAAATACATTCAGATCGGCTATGAATCTTTCTGATTCTGATACTGGACAAAACTGGTTTAGAACACAGGGAACAGCGATTAATAAATTTTTACAGATGATGAATACCGCTCAAGAAAGAGCAAAAGTTTTATCTAATACAATAGGAACCGATATAACTCATTCTATCGAGGACGCTGCTAATAAATGGGAACAATTAGCGAGTGAAATGATAATGTCGGGAGAATGGCAAGCGGACACTGATTTATTCCTGTTAGTTTCGCAATACGCAAGAGAAGCAAGAGACGCTGTAAATGAAACCAATTTTGATAAATATATATCGGGACTAAATACAGAATTAAGTTTACTAAAAATGACATCTACGGAAATGGAAAGGCAAAGGCTTATTTTAGAGCATAAAGTAACCAATGAGAATAAAATTATAGATGCGCTGGAAGCACAAAGCAGACTCAGAGCCCAAGAGAATATGTATGGCATGATTTCAAGAGCGTCTGGTATACCAGTTGATAGATTTCAAGGTGATTTTAACAAAATTATGCAAGGCGTAACCATTTCTCTTTTTGAGAATATTTATGGAGAGTTTTTCCGTGATAGGAATTTAAGAGAAATGGGGCTCATGTCTGATTCTGAATACAGATCAAGCAGATTATCTAGCGTTGAGAACGAAGAAAAAATATGGCGAGAAATGTACTCTATGGCGTTCACGGGAGAATTTAGAAAAATGATAGAAACATCGGGAGTAACGTCAAAAGAGCTTTTCGAGTTTATGAACATTATAAAAAACAAGATGATAGAATCAAGTAATAATAGCCAACAGTTAAGAGACAGCGATTACATCGCCGATCTTGCAAAACAACTCAATGATGCCAGCAAGACAACACGCGATTTAGCCATAGAACGCTTGGCGATCGAGAAGGGAATCTCCAAGGAAGTGATCGAACAAGAAATTGCAACACAGAGAAAAATCGATTACATCCGTGACGGATATGACCTTGTGGGTAAAATGGCAGAAGAAACTGAGGATGTGCTTCGGAGGATTAGAGCGCTCTTGGATCGAAGAGAAAGAGTCGGTGATGATAATGGAGATGATGGCGAGGTAGATACATTTGATCGTCAGGAACTTCGGGAACTTATTAAAACTTACGGCCAGTATGCTAAATTAAGGTTCACAGAATCCGGCATGAATATGATACAAGGTTCTGATGTAGGAAACTTTATACAGGGCTTTCAGGATGGAGGGGTATGGGGTGGAATCATTGAAACCTTAATCGGCGCCTTGGCAAAAGTTGTCGGGGGTATGGAAGAAATGGGAAAAGCCCTGAATCCGGTAACTGAATTGCTATCAAGTTTGGGGGGCGTTGTTAAATTTTTCCATGAAATTCTCACGCAAATATCTGAAGAGTTCATTGACGCCTTCAAGCCGGTCTTTGCTTTATTTGGGGAAATACTGCAAGCTATACAACCATTGATAAGCGAACAAATACATCACATTGCCGCCATATTAAAAGATATATTTTCAACGCTTATGCCTGTAATCGTCATTGTAAGAGAAGCATTAGCCCCGATTTTCAATGAGCTTGCAAAAGCAGCGCGGCAATTTTATAAGATACTACGACAGATTGTTGACTGGTTTACTGGCGGTACGTTTAGCAAGATGAATGAATGGGCGGATACCATACAATTACTTGATGGTGAACAGCAAAAAGAATACGATCGACTAAAAGCTATAAACGACCAATATAAAAATTTACTCGGCGCATTAAAAACACAAGAAGAATATTACCTGACGCAGCGTAGGCATCAAAACGCGGCATGGGAATTGGAAAGATTTCAAACAAGACAAGTGAATGATATGATACTAAGCCCTCACGGAGCGTTTAGTACCAACCCCAGAGATTACATTATCGCAACCAAAAACCCTGAAAGTCTTATGGGTGGGGCAGTTGTCAATATACACATCACCAATAACGCTAACGCGACTATATCCCAGCAAGAAAACACCGGTGCAGACGGAGCGCGGGAAATTGAAATTACAATAGACAATATTGTCCAGAGGGGTATAGCAGGTGGCAAATATGACGGCGCTCTGGATGCCGCGTCACAACGGAGAAGCGGCAAGCGGGTGCGAACATGATTACGTGGCCGACTTATAACGGAAAACGCATAGGATTGGTACTCAGATCGTCTACATGGGACTCTGCTCCTGGTGTAATAGCAGATCAAACCAGAAGCGGAAAATTTAAGACAAGAGCTAATCATGTTTATTTACCTGATGAATTCAACATCGTCATGCACATGACATTACCGGAATACCGGGTCTTTGATAATTGGTGGAAAAACGTCTGCCGTAAAGGGGTGTATACATTCGAGTTTCCAAAGATAAACGATAACGCCGGGGTAATGGTAGAATACCAGTTCTCGCCCGAATCAAAACCTTCTGTACAAAATACATCTGGAGATAACTTAGAGGTATCAATGCACTGGATGGAGGCAACGTAATGCCATCGGCAAGAGTCCAAAAAATCATTGCTTCTCAGCGCGTTGCTGCGGAGTTTCCATATCTGATAAAGATACATCACCCGGATATACATAGCCCTGATTATTACGAAATGTTTTTCGCCAACTCCTCTGAGAATATCACCTATAAAGACGATATATACATTGCCGCGTCATTTTCGATACAACCACCGGATCAGGACGGATCGAAAATCGGTGATGCCACATTAACTATTTCTGCTATTGACCAATTCTGGATAGAAAAGATAAGAGAAACCCAGACACCGGCTCGCTTACAGTTTATCGCGGCTATTGTCATGGACGATGGTAATACCGGAATAGAACCATTGGAAGAAAACAGTTTCACGCTCAGGGCTGCAAGCTGGAATGAACTCTCAATATCCTGGGATTTATCATTCGATGAACGAATGGGGTACATCATTACATCGGTCAAATGTACTCCATTAGCTGTTCCGGGGTGCGCATGATAGTTAAAGATTTGGTAGGAATACCGTACAAAAATCATGGGAGAGATGCTTCCGGCATGGACTGTTACGGATTAGTTATCGAGGTATTACGCCGGATGGGAATCAATATGCCTGATGTATTCTACCCTGATACACGGAATGAAACGAATCATGAAATATTACAGATTCTTGAAAATGGAATCCCAAATACCAAGCTGGACAAACCGGAAGAAGGCGCTGTTGTTGAAATACTGGTTATGGGGCAACCCTCCCATGTGGGGGTATGTTTAGGAGATGGGACGTTTATCCATGCAATGAAAAAGATTGGAGTTGTTATCGAGCCATTATCAAGATACCGGCATAGAATAAAGGGGTTCTATCGTGTCAACAATTAACCTGTTTAGAAGCGCCCATGATAACAGTCACGAAACTATAACGGTAGATGAGCATATCGCTATTAAGGATGCGCTGCCGGGACTTGATTTTGAAAATTCGATAATCGCGGTAAACGGATTCGAGGCTGACGAAAACTATATACTATACGGTAATGACGTATGCACTATAAGGCTGTTTCCAAAACTTGTTACAGCGTTAGTCACAACGGCTGTTGTTGTCGGCACTTTTTATCTTGTTGACAAAGCCGTAGCCCACTTTTCCGGCAAAGGGTTATTTGAACGTATTATTGACTTGTTAACGCCCGATGTGCCGGGTTCATCAACCAATACCGCAGAAGGCTTAGAATCAATCCCACAATTAAGAGGAGCGAAAAACCAGACCAACCGCAATAAACCGATCCCGATTGTGCTGGGAAAACATCTATACACGCCCATGTTTATCGGCTCTCCGTATACCGAAATTAGCGGAGAGGACGGAGAGGATCAGCACTATAACGCATTGTACCTGTTAGGTTGGGGAACGCTGGAAGTAAGCGATATAAGGCTGGGGCCGGTGAGCGGATTAGCACGAAACGCTGAAAGGATAACGGATGGCTTCTTGTTATACGACAAAGACGATAAATTCTGCGATCCAAGTTTTGATAAAAGCAATCCGCAGCTTGAACTCAGGCAAGGGCCGAATCCTGACCGAGATGATGGGGAGGTTGAATTATACCCTCAAAGAGTAGTGGAGGAACGGCTTAATATTGAATTGATGAACGCGGACGGAGACCAGTTAGAGGTGATACGGTTTTCCGCCAAGAACCCTGAAAAGGTTCAGATAGAATTCACGTTCAACAGTGGTTTGGTTTCATATGACGATAACGGAAACAAGCAAAATGCCGGGGTAAGTATACAGGTTCAATGGCGTGGAAGTCCTAACGAAAGCTGGAAACCATTCGGACGAATCGGCACAGACAACACTGGTTTGTCTCCCACAGACTATTATCCTGATTTTGGCCTTACTCTAATAGTTCGCAATAAACCAAAAGTCATGCGTTTTGTCGCGGAACGCTTTTTTTTATTCGATGCCGAGATAAAAAACGCAATAAACAGAACCGTTGAACTTCGTATAGTCCGCGAGAGCCCGAAAGCGACCGATAACAGAACATCGGATACCGTATTTCTGACCGCTATCCGTACCTGGTGCTTTGATAATGACACCGATGTAAACACTACTACCGGGCGTAAGTATCCACAAGCCCCCATGATAGAAAAATATCGGGATCACACGGCGCGGCTTGGTTTTCGTATCAAGGCAACCGAGAATTTACAGGGAACCATTGACGCATTAAACTGTATTGTACAATCGTATGCGCGGGTATGGAACGGCACGGACTGGAACGATCCGGAAGAACCAACCAATAACCCCGCCAGCGTCGCATTAAAAATATTGCAATCCCCCGCTCTGGGGAATAACGCATATCCTGATTCAATGCTTGACCTTGATTCGTTCGCTGAATTTTACCAGTGGTGCGCTGAACGTGAATACTCTTGTAATGGAGTACTGACATCTGAAAAACGTGTTGATGATTTATTACAAGCGATTCTTACCACCGGGCGCGGGATGCGGATACTCAATGGGAACCGATATTCGATTCTCATTGATAAACCGAGGGAAAACCCGGTTATGATTCTCAATAGCCAGAATGTGCTTGAAGCGACCAACCAGAAAACATTTGAGGATTTACCCGATGGGTTTTCCATTAAATTCATATACGAATTAGACGGCTATCAGGAAACCGAAGTCTATGTCACGGCTGACGGTTCTTCGACACCGGGAGATGACGCAAGAATAGAAGCAATTGAAATGCCGTTCGTCACCGATCATAGACAGATAGTCAAAAACGGACGGTATCTATTAGCTTGTCGGCGTTTACGACCAGAAGTATGGAATCGCAAGCTCTCCATTGACGGTTACTTAATAGGAATTGGCGATCGCGTTGATGTGCAGGATGACACAATTGTTGTGGGGATAGGTGAAGGCGCTGTTATAACAGGGCTTACTACTGAAAACGGCTATATCACGGAGATTCAAACCGATGGAGTTTTTGACGTAATCGATATGTCGAAATTCTACGGCATCAAGATAATGCAGTTTGATGGAATGAACCCCGGTAAAGCAAGAACTATCCAGGTCGATATTCCGCAACCGGGAGTATATAGTAATTTTACGGTTTCAATCCATACTGGATCCACTCCGCCGATACCGAGCATTGGTGACGTTATTTCATTTGGGATATATGATCGTATCACGACTCCGGCTTTGTGTTTTGGCAAAAAGTCAAACGGTGACGGCACATTCGATGTAACGTTAATTCCGTATCAGGAAGGCATTTACACTACCGATTCAGGGCCTATCCCGCCTTATGAAGCAAATATTACCACGCCGCAAGGATTGGCTCCGCTTGCATTACCGCCACCCGAAATTCCGTCATTGAATGAAGTCATAGAACTGTCAAGTGAATTCGCCGGAGAAGACGGCCAGCATACCGTTTTTCGTTTCGCCAAAACCGCTGATATTAATACTGCCCCTCTGCTTAACGCTGATTCTGATAATCCCGGAAATAACTGGAGTCATATACCGACTGACCAACCGGGAGAACATTTATGGATGATTGAATCAGTCTGGCGCGGAACGGAACGGCTTACTCCATGGGAGGGGCCAGCGAGAATTTCAGGCCGCACGGGACAGAACGCTATCTACCTTAATCTGGATAACGAGAATCACGCGATAGCTTGTTTTGAAGACGGCACTCCCAAACCCGGAGCGCTTGGGTTTTCTGTAAACGCGACTTTATATGACGGGATGAGTCTTGTTCCCGGAGATCATCCTGACTTAATGTGGGCAATTGTTACTGAAGCATCAGGGATAACCCATAATGACAGAGGGACTATAACGGTATCAGAATCAGCGGTGTTGGGAAATATTACGTTAGTAACCGTTGCAGCAATCTACAAGACAACCATGTATCCCGCGACTCTGACACTGACCAAGATAAGAGACGGATCAGTTGGGGCTGACGGACTACCAGCGGTTATGTTTACGTTACAGCCGGAAGTAAGCATTGTCAGAATGAATAGTCAAGGAATTCTTGACACCCCTGTAGTAACTTGTTTACAATTCAGGTTAGAAGCAGGTCAACTGACTCCTTCCGCTGAATCATTGATGTATAGACTTTCTACCATGCCGAATGAAGCCCAGTATCCAAACGGAGGAGTCACTATCGGGAATTCATTATGGGTTGATTTTATCCTCCGCAGCGGCTCGGGCATGATCCATGATCGCAGGCGGGTTCCGGTAGTAATGGACGGGCATGACGGGTTAGGGATAAATGATCTCCCCCGTGATCCCTGGGGGTATTGGCCGACCGATGATATAACCGCAACCCAATTGCCTGACAACTCCGGGAATAACCATCACATGATTGTATCCGGCAACATAACCCCGGCGCAGGGGCCTCACGGAAGAGGCGCGATACAATTTGACGGGGTTGGCGGGACAATCACGCAAGATCTCTTTAAGCCTGATGGTGATTTTACCGTATCATTATGGGTAAATAAATTTCCTACTGGAACGCTCCAGCGAATAATATCAAACGCGCAGGCAGGCGGGTTTGAATTATGGATAACGCAAACTACCGGCGCTTTAGGCGGCCAGTTCTACTCAGAAGGGGCATGGAGAACTCTTTCAAATCCTCCACTCACAAGGTTTCCAGATAATGTATGGAATCAAGTGATAATGAAGTATAACGCAACGCTAAGAACGGTTTCCATTAAAATTAATAACTACAATGAAGGAGTCAGGCTTACCCTCCCCGGCCCGTTGAGATGGGCGATAAGTCGTATACCACTTGCGTTAGGCGCTGATCCAGAAAGTGCTATAGGTGTACATCCCCCGGTATTTGCACGGCAGTTTCATGGAATGCTCTCCGATGTCGCCGTGTTCACTCGATTGACCACTGACGTTGAAGACGAAGCAATGTACAAAACAAGACTGATTAGAAGTGGGGTAGCTGGAAAGGACGCGGTTACTCTTGATCTCTCTAATCAGTTTGTTTCACTGGCGGCGAATCATGAAGGCGTTCTTTTTGGTCACTCAGCCATTACTTCTCAGGCCGCTTTATACAAAGGAGCAGTACCATTAAGCTCTGGAGTAGCATGGTCAATCACTCCTTCTATAACCAATGTAAGTATTAATAATACAGGATTAATCACTATTGCGGCGGCGTATGCCCAAAACGTTGATCGTGTTGAAGTCATTATCAGGGCGGTTTATGAAACCATTATCTACAGTACCGTTCTCACGATACAAAGAGTAAAAGCGGGAGCCGATGGAGAGGACGCGGTACTATATGATCTATTGCCCAGCGTTGACGCGGTTGTCCGAAACGCTGGCGGTACACCTAACCCAACTACATTAAGCTGCACCGTGAACAGAATAGAGGGATCAACGATTACCGCAGATGATAGATCAAAAGCAATTCAATACAGAACATCGGATAATTTAACATGGGTTAATTATACTTATGGGTTTAATATACCGATTTCTGCCGCGCAAACAGGCGGGTTGACTTTTATTGAATTCAGACTCTTGGATGGATCTATTGTCATTGATTTGGAAAGGGTTCCTATAATTCAGGAAGGGCAGGCGGGAGAATTTATTTATCTTGAAACACCCACTGCGATTAATCAAGGAAACGGCACTCCCGAAGACTGGGGCAGATACGCTCCATCCTCAATCACATTAAGATCGCTTCGGAGAACGGGAGCGGGATCTCCTGTCGCGCATACCATGCGGTTTGTAGTAGAAGAAACAGAGGATGGAGTAAATTGGTATTCAAAATACGCCCCGGCAAACGCTTCAACGCTAGAATACTCCCCCGGTAGGCATGGAGCATTACAAGGGGATGACTCGGGCAATCGAATGAGGTGGACTACCTCGGCTCCAATAGTTTTTGATGAAGACGAGGGAATGAATTGTCTGGAATTAAGCAGAGGGCCGGGGACTACAACAACACAATTCAGCTTAAACACAACTACTCCGCACTTGCCAATAGGGGACAATGAAATATGGTGCGTGGAAATGGGGATAAAAGCGGACAATCCGGGCGTTTTGTCAAATCTGGGATTGACTTTCGGTTTTAACTACTTAGCCGGACTCGCTATCAGCCAACTATCCACATACAATCTTGCAACCGGCAGATGGTCTGCATGGGGCAGCGCAAGCGCTGAAAACAGGAGATTCGCAAGAACGGTTATTGACACCGATAATAAGGTTATATGGTTTAGCGCGTATATCTGCGGTGTTAGCGTGCCATCAGAGGCGCTCCCGGAACCGATAATTGCCAACCCCGCGCCCGGAGTAGAACCCGCTATTAAAGCGTTCCGATTATCGACCACAGTAGAAAGCGAAAAAGCATTCAGGTTTGTAACTTCTTCTAACTCAGGCTCGGCAATTGATCAAATTAAAATACGTTTATTCAAACCAAGAATATACCGGGTCAACCCCCCTATCGCTATCAGGGCAAAAATATACCCGCCGGGGACAACTGATTATTCCGTTAATCCAATTGATCAAAAAGTCATTGTCATATCTACAGACGGAGAATCGGGTTTAATTCCGGTGTATCTGTACCGTGCTGATAATAATGCTATTGAACCGTTTGCAGAAAACCCTGCTGGGTGGTCAAGCACAATTCCCTCTACAGGGGTTATTTGGCAAGCAACCGGATTAAAAGATATGTATGGAGTCTTGGTCGGTCAATGGATGGTCGGCAGGTACACCGGCCCAAAAGGCGAAGACGGCTTAGGATTAAACAACATCCCCCGTGACGCTTATGCTTCATGGTCATTTGATGAGTTACCGGAGATACCGGATAACCCTGCGGGAATCAAGTACCAAAACGATCCCCAGTGGACGGGGTGGACTCATTCTGGCCCCCCTGGTTCTTCTATTTCAAGAGTAAACGGCGTCTTAATTGCTAATAATACTCCCGTTATTCCACCGCAAGCATCTCGGATTGGCAGTTCCGGTGATATAGTAATTATTAGAGCAAGACAGACCAGTGGCGTGTTAGGGCAATTAGGCGTATTTGTTGCCGGTAGTACTTCCCGTGTATTCGACATAACAAGAGATTGGCAGGTATATTCTTTTGTACTAGATACCGGAGCAGTAGGGGTATCAGCCATAACATATTCGAATATACAAGCAGGGACGGAAAGCATTCTCGAAATATCCGACTTCTATATCGGCAACGCTACCTACCTTGATCCAATACTGGATAACTCCGGTAATAATAGGCACATGATATCCAGAGGGGTTGTATCAGTGCTGGGGCCCGGCGGCAGGACAGCTATCAGGTTTCAAGGTAACGGCGCGGCGTATACTAGATACGGTGACGATCTATTCTATCCCGATGGAGATTTTACATGGTCATTATGGGTGTATTCGACAAACCCCGGTACAGTACAGCATATATTATCTAACTATATACCGGGTGGTATTAATTTAAGAAGAACCGCTACCGGAGCATTATATGTAGAGATTTATTCAGGGGGAGCCAGTAGAACTATGTCTATCCCCATATCCCGCGCGCCCCTTGATGAATGGCTTCATGTCGTATTAAAATACGACCATAATGCAACGACACAGCAAGTAAGAATAAAAATAAATAACGTTCTTGATTCTGCTTCTTTAACCCTCCCTGCCCCTATACAATGGCCTACAAGTAGCGTACCGCTTACGTTAGGGGCTAGACCCGGACAATTCAGCACTGCCGGAGTACCATCGCTCTCTAATTATTTTCACGGCATGATTTC